TTCTGAACTATTTCTAATACCACAATGTGTGTCATTAATTACTGCTATTTTCATTCCAAAAATTCCTGCAAGTCAGAATCAACATTTTGTTTACGTTTAGCCCGAGTTTTTTGAGCTTTTGCAAACTCTTTAATCTCTGTATCATATACTTTAATTTTATCAATTCTATCTTTAAGAGTATCAACAAAGTGAGTAGCAACAGAATTTGCAGCATCACCGCCTTCATTTACAAGAAAGGCTTCAACACCAGATTGGGATAAATATTTTTCTTTAATTTCTTGCTGGCGCTTTTCTTTTGCAATCCGGCGTAAAAAAGCAAACCAAATAATTTGAGTAAAATATGCAAAAGCATTTGGTTTACCGGTTCGTGTTACGGCATTAATATTATAATTCTCAACTGCTTTAAGACAATTTTCTACCGAATCCATAACCATTTCTTCTCTATACGTATATCGAATAAAATTAGATTTATGTGAAAGATTTTCAGCAATTTTTAAAAAACATATTGCAATATAATCTGGTACAACTGGTAATTGCTCGCCGGCCTCGCGAGCAGCATTTACTGATTCTACATATGCAACAATAGCAAGAGCAAACTCTTGGTTATTTACGTAGTGTAAATTTTTAGATTTTTTCTTAGCCATATTAATATTCTCCTAATATAGTAATATTATAAACTAATTTACATTAAAAGTAAACAAGTTTTTTTTATATTTTTTTTCAGTTATATGCATTTTAGGGGTTTACAAATTTAATATTTGTGATATAATAGAAGAGTAAGCTTCTAAAAAGGGAGGATAGTATATCGACATCCCATATATTTTATTGATGCACATATGCATTAGAGGTTTACAAATTTAATATTTGTGATATAATAGAAGAGTAAGCTTCTAAAAAGGGAGGATAGTATACTAATGCATTGTTGGTTTAGAATTCTTAAAGATCGATACAATTTTTTCTTTATCTTCTTCACTTAATTCTTCATCAAGTTCATCTAAAGTTTTTTCATTTTCAAGTGGTTGTTCATATTCTTGCATTTCTTCATCCCACTCTTCTTTCATTTTCTGCAAAGCAAAATAATATTGATCTATTGTTTTAATATGAGGAATACTAGATGCAGTAATGTGATCTCTATTAAGCCCAATGATTCCATTTTCACCTTCAACATATGTCATCATCGGTCTAAAAATATAATATGTTCCCTCTTTTACATTCATTCGAGAAATAATTAAACAGTTTCTAACAACCATATCATTAAGTTCTTCATCATCTTCAAGTATTTCTGCTACGATTTCAAGGCCATTAGCAAGAAGAAATTGTCCGTAATTATTCATTTAAATCTACCATATGTATTTTACAATTAAATTGTTCTCGTTTATATATCTTCAATCTTTCTTCAGCATGTACTAAAGAATAATTCTTTTTAGACTTATATTTTAAATTATCTGCAATATCGTATAGCTGAGTTGTTTTACCATTTTCACTTTTTCTTAACCCCCTGCCGATACTTTGTAAAATTCTGATTTGAGATTTTGAAGGGGAGGCAAATACAATGTTATGCAAGTTCCTTATATTTATCCCTGTACTAAACGTACCTAAACTTGCCACAATAATTGCATCTTTTTGTGTCTCAACTATTTTACGTATTGCTTCTCGATCGCTAGCTTCAGTGCCACCCGATACAAAAAAGATCTTGCGTTTTTCATCAGCTTTATTTGCTATTAAAGTATGTAATGGTTTACCATGTTTTTCAACAAACTGATACAATACAAGCGTATTACCGTCCAAAGATAAAGACAAATTACTAATAAATTTATTACGCTTTTCATTAGTAACAATAAAGTTAATTTCTTCTTGATAAGATTGACCAGATAAAATTTTCTTTGTCTCTTCTTTATATTGCAGCGTTAACAGATTAATGTCTAATTGGGCGAGCGTATTTTTGTCTTGAAGCGTTTTTGTTGTAGTGACATTTTTAACTTTACCAAATAATCCTTCAAGTGTTAATTTATGAGTTTGTGTACCATCTAGCGTTCCGGTTGTACCAAATCTATACGCAGCCAATCTGGCTTTATTCATAATAGCTGTTAAAGATTTAGATTTAAATCCATGGCACTCGTCCCCAAACACAGCACCAAATTGTTCGAACCATGCTGGCCCTAATTTGTAAATAGATTGCCACGTTGAAATATAAATTCTATTATGAATATTAGTTTTTTCTTTACCCGAATAAATCACATGACATTCTTTTTCTACCTGGAATGATTCATCGGCAGTCGAATAGTCTGCGAAATCTGCATACATTTGTTGCACTAAGGAGGTTGTTGGAACAATAACTAATACTTTTTGATTAAAATTTTCAAGGTACCATCGCATTAAAGCATAAATTATAAGTGATTTACCGGACCCAGTTGGCGACAAAAGAATAGCGCGTTTTTTTCGAATTGCATCACATATTGCATCAAACTGATAATCTCTAACTTCAATAGGTTCTCCGCGCCCTTGTAAATTTAATCGCTTAAGAAAATCCATAATTGCTTTTGGATCTATATCATTATATTGCTCGGGCATGCCATATAAAGAATCTTCATATTCTATGGTATAATTTCTTTTTTCAGCAAATTCTTTTACATATGGTAATAACCCAAGGCCTAGTTCATTTGTTTGAGCATTATATAGCCTAACTTTACCATCCCATATTTTATTTTTGTATAATGGCATAAATTTATACCCTGGAACAAAAAAACTGAAGAAATCTGATAATTCTGCGCCGATGCCCCAATCGCAACCAATTAGCATCATTGACTCATTCTTTTTTTGAATTACTATTTTATCCACCGGCTTGAAACATCTTCCATTTAATGATATTACCAATTGATGTATGCCGCCACCGTAAGGTTTCAACAATTTCTTGCAAGGTTTCTACTAAAGTTTTTGAATATGCAATTTTTTCTTCGCTTTGTTGAATTTCTTTATCTGAATCATAATAATAATTCATATCACCCTTCATAACTTTAAGGCCATCAAAGGGATCAAATTCCCATCCCCGTTGTTCAATTTCTTCGGGCGGCATTTTACCATTATAGTATAGCCACTTAATTTTAAGCAAAGATTTTTGATTTATTTGAGATTTTTTTAATTGAAGTTTGGCTAAAGAAAGCCACTGCAAATATTTAGCATGTAGTTTAGCTGTATCTACTGATGCACTATCCAATTTAGTATCATCAATTACGCTGTCATTTTGCCATTCTATAAGGATTTTTTCAATATCTAGTAACAACGGAAACTCCATCTGGTTCATAATATAATAGTATTTATAACGTCTAATTACACCTCAATATGGAAATTATTTATTTCAATTGGAATTAAATCCACTAATTGGGCTTTTATATGATCTGTATTAACATCAATATGGTTTATTTTTTCGCGTATCTCTATAAAATTATGTATACTATAAAATAGCCATTTAAATGTCAAGTATAATATTGAATCATTATAACTATTAAATTGAAAAAAATCTTCATGCATTAAACCAGCAAATCTAACCCCACGTCGGTTTAACGAATGAAAAATAAAATTATTAATTTCACGGCATGTATTTTCATTATCACGCAGATTTTCAATATAATTTAAATTTTTTAACCTAGTTACGGGTTTTTTACAGTAAAATAAAAGATTGCTAAAATGATAAAGATTGGACATAGATATAATTGAATTTATAATTTCTTTATCAATAGTTTCATTAATGATATAAAATGTTGGTCGATACGACATTATTAATCTTATAGCGGTATTCAGTCTATTAATATCATTTGTTTTTTTGTATTGTAATATAATATCCCGAAAAATTCCGGACTTTATATTAAAAATTTCGCAATTTTCGCAGTCATTTATATCAACATTATATCCTAATGCTATTAAATTTTCAGTTAATAAATCATATTTAATATATTTTTTATGGGCTTCTGCAAACCAATTTGTTAAAATTTCACCGCTATTGCCGTTATTAGTCCAAACTATTAATGCTCTATATCGCCGTATATCATTATCTATCATCATACTTAGTCCCTAAGTTCAAAATATCCTATTTTAAATGTTACTTCAAAAGTAACTACTGGTGCTTCGCTAACGCCCGCTTGAAATGACAAAGGCCCAACAAATGTTGGTATACAATCAATATATCGAAATTCTTTAACTTTATTATTATGACTTGACATAATAATAGCTGATATATCTACTTGAATTCTTTTTTCTGCATCATTATGGTGTTTTTCCGTAAGTTCGGTTAACCATTCAAACATTTCTTTATAAGAATTCATATCCTCATCACAGATAACTTCAATAGTCAAATCACCAAATGAAATATTATCACCAGTTAATGATATTGATTGAATCCTTTTATACGATACCACAGGTGCATCAATGGTAATTGCAGGATGATCGAATCTTTGTGCAAAAAATTCTAAATTACCGTATTCTTTTCTATCTAAAACTATTCTAAAATTAGTTGGTTGGAGATAGTTAATATTGCTAGTTAATTCTGACATTCCATAATACTCCGTATGTTATAATTATTTATATGCAAAAATAATACAAAAAAATGCATTTTTAGATGTTTACATTTCTTTTTACTTGTATTATTGTAAATTATAACCTAAAGCAGACTACGTTACACAAACTGCCATTCTACCCATTTATCACTTTTACATCTATATCTAATTGCGTTATGATTTTTCATACCATATGCATCGCAACAAGCTTTTATGGTATCATATACTATGCCTTCAGCTAGAACTTTTCTTGCTCGTGGATTATCTTTGCCGTACATTGTAGGCCAATTCATTGCAACTTCGTATTTTTTCTTTTTTCCCAAATGAGCTTTGCTGATCGCCGCTTTGTGGCCATCAGATAGAGTTTTGCCATACATAGGATTATTTTCACCCAAAATACGTTCTGACGCTTTTTTCTTCCAAGCAATGGATTTAGGTTTTTTTTGTAATTCTTTAATAGCTTCTGCTTTATCAATCTGACCCAACAACATCCTATATGCTACTAAATCCTGATGCCAGCCGTGTTCGTTATACAAGTCTAAGTGAGCTTGAGCGTGTTCTTCTATAGTAAGTTCAATAAGATTTGATGGATCATCTGATCCCCCCATGTGTCTTGGGACAATATGGTGTTTGTGATAAATAGTCATAGCTGGAACTTTCTTTCTTTTGTTTCTAGAGTGGGTGGAGGCGGCAACCTCGTGACCTACACTTTTATTTATACAAATTGCTATCTACACCGAATAAAAAAGAGGCGCCGAAGCGCCTCTAGTTGTTCTGTTACCAGAATAATATTATTTAATCTAATCTTATGCAGACAAGATATTGTCAACCCGAAAGATTCTGTAATATTGATTAGTCTTCGCAGCTGCTAGACCGTTTGCGGGTGTAGCACCTACAAATGGGTTTGATGCCATGCC